CCGATGCCTTTAACCAGTGGGCGAAGACCTCCGCCCTGATCGCATCAATCCACGGCCGGCTGCAGCTCAATGTAACGGGCTCCGTGGCGCACACGCACACCGGCGAGGTATCCTTTACGCTGCCACCCTCAGCGCTCCCGGCCCTCGCGCGGATGCGCCGCGACGTCGTCGCGGAAGCCTCCGCCGGAGGCCGGAATTGACCATGGCCCCCGCCGCGATCAACCCGGCCGCGCTCACCACCGAGCAAAAAGCGCTCCTGACGAGCCCCTACGGCTTTGGCCGGCATATCCTCGGGCTGCCCCTCATGGATCAACCCCGCCGCAAAATCGGCGAGTGCCGCGACGGCGAGCAGCTTTTCTACGAGATCCACGAGAACGACTCCCAAAAGCGCGTGATCGATGACCTCGACGCGCACGGCTCCAAAGTCGCCTGCCGCACGGCCAACGGCGCTGGCAAGACCACGATGCTGGTGCCGACCGCGACCTTTTGGTTCATGGCCGTGCACCCGCGCGCCAAGGTCGTGATCACCTCCGGCGTCGACCGCCAGGTGCGCGAGCAACTGTTCCCCGCGCTGCACGCCCAAAAGAAGCGGCTGCAGGATTGGCGCTTCAACGACGCCGATATCGACGCGCCCAACGGCAGCCGCTGCGTCGGCTTCACGACGCGCGACGGCGGCCACTTCGAAGGCTGGCACGGCAACAAGGTCGAACTCTACGACCTGCTACAGCACGACGGCCCGCTGATGATCATCGTCGACGAGGCAAAGAGCGTGCAGCCCCAGATCTTCGACGCCATCGACCGCTGCACCTACCAGCGCCTCCTCATGGTGAGCAGTTGCGGCGCCGCCCTGGGCCGCTTCCACGATGCCCACACGAAGGATGCGCGATTTTTCAAAACGCACCAGATCCCCGCCGGCCTCTGCCCGCACGCCGATCACGACAAGAACCGCGAATTGATTCTCCGGCGCGGCCTGCGCGATCCCCTCGTGCGCTCGAAAATCTTTGCCGAATTCTCCGGCGCAGAAGAAGGCGCAATGATTCAGCTCGACTGGCTGAACCGCTGCACCGAGCGCGCCGTGACCTTCCGCGACGGTGCGGCCAACTACTTTTGCGACTTTGCCAGGGGAGGGGACGAGAACGTGCTCGCCGAAGCGCGCGGCAACCGCGTGCGCATCGTCGCCGCGTGGCGCGAGAGGGACACCATGCGCACCTGCGGCGAATTCATCCGGCTCTTCCGCGCGCACGGACTGACGCAGGAGAGCGTGCAGCACAGCGTGGCCGGCGACAACGGCGGCCTGGGCGCCGTGATCATCGACCGCCTGCATGAACTTGGCTGGACAATCCAACGCGACGACGCCGGCAGCGCCGCCGACGACACTGAACGCTATACCAACCGCAGCGCCGAAACGTGGGGCGAGGGCGCCAAAGGCATTGAGGCCGGCCAATGGATTCTCGCGGACGACGAGCAACTGACCGCCCAACTGATCAGCCGCAAGACCAAGCCCCGCAGCGACGGCCGCGTGCAACTCGAAAGCAAAGAGGAGATGGCCAAGCGTGGGGTGGGCTCGCCCGACCGGGCCGACGCCGCGCTGGGCGCCATGCGCCGGCCCAAGAATTTCAAGCCGCTCCGCTTCATGGCCGCCAGCGACGGCCGCGATTTCACGCTCCTCGAACAATTGGCCGAGCAGCACCACGTGGGCGCCACGCTGGCCGGCGCCGCCTGCGAATAACGATGCAAGCCCCCAAGCACGACGAAATTCTGGCCGCGTTAAGCGCCCGTTCCGGCTGGGAAAAGCGGCAATCCACCTGGTATCAAATGCGGCACGACGGCCTGCGCCGGCGCAACAAGCCCTGGCCCAACGCGGCCGACATGCACTTCCCTTTGGCCGATGGCATCATCGAAAAACTGAAGCCCACGTTTATCTCGCAAGTCTACGCGACCGACACGGTGGCCAGCTTTGTGGCCCTCAGCAGCGAATGGTCTGGCTACCAGGCCGGCGCCGCGCAGTGGTTTGACCACCAACTGAAGCAAGCCAGCAACTTTGAAGAGGAGATTGAAATCGGCATCGATACCATGCTCCAGACGGGCAAATGCCCGTTTAAATGCTACTGGAATCCGGCCAGTAAACAGATCGTGTTTGAGGCGATCAACCCCATCTATCTGATCGTGCCGCCCTGGACCGGCCAGCTGCGCACGGCCGATTGGATCGTGCACGTGCAGCGCTACAGTAAGAGCGCCTACCAACGCCTCCAGGGATTCGACACCAAGCCAGAGACCCTCACGAAATTGACGAGCGGCGAAGGCCAGGCCGAGGAATCCTCGACCTACGACACCCAGCGCGTGCAGCGCGAGGGACTCACGCGCGGCCAGGAGAAGGACGAAATCATCGTATGGGAAGTGACCTACCGCGACGAGACCAACAAATGGCGCGTGAAGACCTACAGCCCCACGGTGCCCACCCTGGAACTGCGCCCCGAATTCGGTCTGCCCTACAACCAAGGCATCTTTGCCAACGAGGAACCGCCGCCGCCCTTTACCGAACTGAACTTTGAAGTAAAGGAGCGCGGTTACTACTCACCGCGCGGGGTGTGCGAGCGCGTCTCGGCCGAGGAGGCCAGCCTCTCGAAAGACTGGAACACCTCGAAAGACCACCAAACGATTTCCTGCTCGCCCGTCTTTTACGCGAAGCAGGGCGTGCCGCAAAACGCCAACCTGCGCATGGTGCCCGGCCAGATCCTCCCCTTTGAACTCGCCGCCGTGCAGTTCCCCCCGCTGCCGGCCGATATCCCCAACGCCATGCAGGGCGCGCAGCGCCTCGCCGAGGACCGCCTCTCGGTGCCCAGTGTGGGCGTGGGCCGCGCCGTCGACCCCTCAAAAAACAAGACCGCCGCCGAAACCAATTTAATCAGCTCCATCATGAGCGCCAGTGGCGACGTGCGCAGCCGCGCCTTCCGCCGCCAGCTCGGCAGCCTGCTCAACTTGGCGTGGGGAATCGCCGTGCAATACCGCGCCGAGACGCTCGATTACTATTTCAACGAGGAGATCCTCGCCCTGGACCAAGCCGCCTTTGCCGGCAAATACCGGATCGAACCAAGCGGCAGCGGCGACAACAACAACCGCGCCCTGGTGCTCCAACGCGCGATTTCGCGTAAACAGATGTTTACCGGAAACCCGAGCATCAACCAACGCGAGCTCGACCGCAGCGTGCTCGAAGCCGATGACCCGCGGCTCGTCAAACGCCTGCTGCTCAACGAGGGCACCCAAACCGCCGAGCAGATCGAAGACCAAGCGCAGGAAATCAGCATCATGCTCCTTGGCTTTCCCGCGCAGGTGCGCCCGGCCGACGACGACGATGCCCACCTCACCAGCCTGGTGGGCTTCACCCAGCGCGCCGCGACCTTGGGCGAACACATGCGCAGCGAGACCCTGCAACTCATCGGCCAGCACGCCGGCGAGCACATGGCTGCGCTGCAAAAGAAAAACCCCGGCCTGGCCGCGCAGAAGGCGCCGCAACTCATGCAATGGCTGACGAGCTTGAAGCACACCGCCGGGCAACTCGCGCAGCAGGAACACACGAGCCAGCAGGAACAAGCCGGCCAAATGCAGATGATGCAGGGAGGCGCCGCATGAACCCCTTCACCCAAGGCGCCCAGGTGCGCCAACTGCGGCAAGCCCTAGCCGCTGCGCAGCTGGAACTCTACACCCTCACGGCCACGATCAAGCGGCACAACCAGCAGAGCAACGAGGAGGCCAAGCTCCTGGCCGTGCTGCGCGCACCCGACCGCTGGCAACCGGCAGACGAATTCACCGGCGCCGATGCCAAGGATTGGGCCGCCCTCCTCACGACGCCGCTCCTCCGCAAGCTCGACGTGACCATGGTGAACATGGCCCAGCAGCAAGCGCAGCAAGCCATCCATCTGCCCAGCGCCGACACGGTGCGCGCGGCCGGCTACGCCGCCGGCTTCCGCGCCGCCTGGGTATTGGCCAAATCCCTTTCCACGCTCACCGGCACGGACGCCGGTAAACCCGAGACCAAGCCGGATACGGCCGAGCTGGGTCTCGAACACCTGAACCCGTGACGCTACGACCATGCCCCCCACCGATACGCTAGAAGCACCCGCCGCCGCCGACGAAGCCATCGACATGATGGCGCTCGCCCAGGCCGCCGACGCCGCCCCCGAAGCCAACCCGACCACGCCGGAGCAATCCGGCGCGGCTGCACCTGCCACCGCTCCGCAGGACAAATCCGGCCAGCCCGCCGCCAAGGGCAAGGAAGCGAAACCCGCCGACGCCACCGCGCCGGCCGCAGCCAACGCAGGGGAGGGGAAGAAGGAAACGACGTTTGAAAAGGCTCGCAGCGAAGCCGCGCGCCGCGACCGCTCATGGAAAGCACTCGAAGAGGAAAAGGCCCAGGTGCGCGCCGAAAAGGCCCGCAGCGAGGCCGAACTCCAAACGATGCGCCGTGAACTCGCCCAGCGCACCGCCCAGCCCGCCGGCCCCAAGAAAGACGCCCACGGTGCCACGGCCGAAGACTACAAGGCACTCGCCAAACGCTACAGCGCCGAAGGTAACGATGAACTCGCCGCCGCCGCCCAGGAGCGCGCCGCCAAACTTGAGCAGCCCAGCGCCGGCGCCGCCCCCCAGGGCAGCCCGACGTTTGAGACGCCCGAGTTTCAAACCGCGTGGCAGGGCCACGTGCAGCAACTCATCGCCAAAGAGCCGGATCTCGGCAACCCCGAGAATCCGCTCGTGAAAGCGGCCAATGGCATCCTCGCCGATCCCACTTATGGCCGGTTCTTCAAAAGCCATCCCGACGGCATCGTCGCCGCCGTGGAAGTCGCGCGGCTGTTACAGGCCAATGCCCAAGGCCAAGCCACCCAGCAAAAACTTAGCACCACCGAGGCCGCGCTCAAGACGGCCAAGGAGGAAAACCAGCGCCTCAATGGTCTGCTCCAACCTCGGGGCAGCCTGCCGACCGGACAACCCGGCCGGGAGCGCAAAATCGAGGACATGCCAGCGGCCGAAGCCGCCGAGGCCATCCACGCGATGGCCAGAGCAGCCGACCGGGGCGAACTCACTTAAACCAACCAGATGACCCGCCGGAGTCTTTCCGGCTACCACACCATGAAATCGTTTATCCACACTCTCCGGTTTAACCGGATCACCGCCCTGCTCTTTGCCAGCGTGCTCACCGCCGCCGCCTACGTGCTCGGCTTCGCCTACCTCGCCGCCGCCAATACCGCCGTCGTGGCGCACAACCTCCTCAGCCTGGGAGGGCTGAAGCTGGTGCCGCTCCACCTCGGCGTGATTAACGTGTCGGCCGTCTCCAACACGATCCAGCCCTACTACTCGAAGAAACTTTTGCAGCGCGCCATCCAGATGACGCGGCTCAGCGAGTTTGCCGTGCAGGAATCGCTCGAGCCCGGCATCGGTGCGACCAGCGTGCGCTTCTACCGCCCACCGCAGGCCGACCTCACCGCCACCGGCGCACCCGCTGCCCTCACGGAAGGCACGGCGCCGAGTAACTACCGCGACATTGCCTTCACGCCTATTGACGTGAGCCTCGCGCAAATCGGCCAGGTCGCCAAAGTGACCGACATCGCCAACACGGTCGGCCTCGTGAAATACTTGGACACCGCCATCGACCTCATGGGCGACGAGTTTGCCTTGGACGTCGATACCCGCATCCGCAACATTCTGGTGCACCAGACCACTGGCTTCACCAAGCGCTACGCGCAGCAGCAGGCCAACTTCGCCGCGCTCGCCGCCGCCTCGCTGGCCAACGGCGCCCTGATCCCGCGCGATTTCCTCGACGCGATGACGCAGCTCAAGCTCAACCGCGCGCCCACGATCAACGGCAACTATGTCGCCGTCATTCCGCCCCAGGGGACGCGCGATATTTTGAACTCCTCGGAGTTCCGCGAAGTTGTGCGCCAGAACTACGCGGACAAAATCTTCAAAGGTGAAATCGGCGACTACTACGGCCTGCGCCTGGTCGAAGGCACCAACCCCTTCACCGAAGACGAGACGGAGGGCACCCTCGCCACCTCGTTCTCTTCCGGCGGCAGCAACACGACCGGCTTTATCTACTCCACGATCGTCACCGGCAAAGGTGGCTTCGGCACCGTCGACATGAAGAAGCTCGGCGGAGTCGGCAAGAAGCCGCAGATCATCGTCGTGAATACGCCGGACAGCGGCAACCCGCTGAACCAGTTCACCCTCGTCGGCTGGAAAGCCTACTGGAACGGCGCGATGCTCAACACCGCCTGGGGCATCACCCTGCGCCATAAGACGCAGTTCGCATAAGTGACTAATTGAGCGGCCGGCGCAAGCCGCCGCTCTTCGGAGGTCTATCCAGACCGGCCGGCTGCATTAGGGGGTTAATGCAGCCGGCCAACCTCAGAAGATTAACCCCGCCTATTTTTTTACTATGAAGATGTTCATCCCAAACAAAAACGGCGCCCATTTTACGCTCAGCGTAGGCGTGACCGCGCAGACCCTCGCCCAGCTGGGGGCCGCGCTCGACGTCGGCACCGAGGGCATCGTCATCCAAACCGAATCGGGCGACGTGCGCTACTCCGTCAACACGACGACCCCCACGGCCTCCATCGGCCTCCTGTGCCGCGAGTTTGACCAACCGCTCCCACTCACCCGCCAGGAGGCCGACAGCCTGAAACTGATCAGTTCGAGCGACAGCACCATCACCGTGCAGCTTGCGCAGTATTCGCAAATCCCATGATCGCGCGGTGGCTCAAACGCTCGCGCGGCACCGGCAGTAACCGCCGCATCGCCGATATCCGCGACGTCCTGGTCGACCAAAATACCGACTATTTGGTCGACGAATTGGGCCGGGGCCTCGAGGCCCGCTGGCCCACCACCACCAAAGCCCTGATCGACCAGCGCGGCCTCGTCTTCATCGACCAAAATCAAAACGCCCTCATCGCCCTTTAACCACTAACTCACCACTACCATGGCCCTAGGAACTGTCCGCCCGTATACCAAAACCAACAAGCCCACGCCGGTCGCGGGTGATAAATTCATCCTCGATAACGCCAGCCTGGGCGTGCAGATCACCGATTGGGCCGACCTCCTGGTCGCCCTCCAGGCGCAGCTCGGCAATAACATGACCGTGGAGGCAGCGGCCAACGCCGCCGCGCGTAATGCCCTCACGATTTCCGCCGGCCAGGTGGGCAAGCGCCTGGTGCGCCTGACGGACACCGGCCTCTACTACCTCGCCAACGGTGCCGGCACCGGCGCCGGTTTCTGGACCGATTGGCTCACGGTGCCCGCCGCCAGCACCGGCACGCCCGGCGTGGCTGCCCTCGCCACCACCGCCGAAGCCACGGCCGGCACCGACGCCCTGAAGATCATCACCGCCGCGACCATGCAGGCCGGCAATGCGCCCTACCGCAACGCCCTCGCGCCCGCGCAGGGGTTGGCGTTTGTTGGGGTGAACCCCGCAAACATTTCAATTGCAGCGTTTAGCACGGGCGCGTTTACCGTCGCCGCAACGGTGAACTGGTCAGATGTTACGTCCGCCTATTTCGCAATTGTCGGAAACACAACTAATTTAGACAATTTATTTTTCGGCACGCATTCGGTAACGGGTGAAATTGGGGTTATCAAAACGGGCGGAACTTGGAAACCCTCCGGTGTAGTTTTAGCTGCCAACGCGACTACGCATATCGCCTATGTTCGCACGTCGACTGGCGCGAATGATGCGCGGTTCTACATTAACGGTGTTCTGGTTGCGACCATCACGGACGCGAACGATTATACGCTCGGGCTAAATGTTTTTGGCGGCAACGCGGGGACGAATAACACTCCGACCGGGACCATATCGAAATTCGTCATCGAAAACCGCGCCCTATCCGCAGCCGAAGTCCTCGCGCTTTACCAAACCGGCGCGGTGCCGAGCGCGGACATCATGCCCGCCGCGTATTCGGCAAATAATGTCACCAACTCGACGCGCAATTCCGTTTTTAGCGCAGCAGGAACGGATTGGTCCGCACTTAACGGCGGTGGTGCCACGCTCAATAGCGGATTCCTCGCGGTGTCTGGCAACGGCGCGACCAAGGGAGCCTACCTCCAAGTTGGATATACGGGTGAGGTTGCCGGGAAGCGCTATCGCGCCACCGCAGTCGTCACGGGATACGCCTCGACCGCCACCGTGCAGCTCATTGCCTATGATTTTACAGCGGGGGCCGTCCTCGGGACGGAGACGAACATAACCGGAAACGGGACATTCTCGGTCGATTACGTTTCAAAGGGCACTTCGCGTGTCGGGTTCCTCATTTCGCAACTCGGAGCGACCGGAAGCTACTCGCTCAACCTCACGTCATTTACGCTTCCAAATAGTGGAGCGCTCATCGCACCTGAGCCCAACGCTCCCGGCGCGGGCCTAGAATGGCTCGACGTATCGGGAAATCGCGCACACCTTGTCCTCCCGACTTCCGGCGTGTCGTGGGCGCTTCCGTCCTCACAGCAAATCGTGATTGAGGCATCTACCAACACGGCGACCAACCAACAGCTCGCGGGTGCGTCCATCATTGACACAACCAAACAGTGGCGAGTGCAGAGTTGGACTGTGAACTGCTCCACGGGCACGCCGACCATCTCCCTCGGTAACGCCTCGGCGGGCGCGCAATATGTCTCCGCCCTCGTCCTCGCGGCGGGGAATAACGACATCACGCTCCTGACCCGATTCCCAGCGACGGCTAATCTCTGGTGCGTTTCCACCACCACTGCCAGCCTCATCCACCGCATCGTCCTCGTTCCCGCTAACTAATTCCCGACCATGAACAAAACATTCGCATCCTCCCTCGACGGTTCAAAACTCAACGCCTCCTACAGCCCGCTAACCGGAGTCAAAATCCGGTCCATCGACTATATCACCGGCATTGTTACATGGTCGGCAGTCGCGGGCGTGATTCTCTATCCCGAAGTGCTCGGCTCGAATCTCGACCCAAGCACGCTCACGGAAAGCACCGTCGCCGCCGCCATCCGCGCGGAAATCGCAGCGAAGGGCTAACGCGATGAAACCGGCGCAATGGCTTCTCTTGATTGGCGCGGTGCTCGGCATCGCCCTGCTCGTCCTGCTCGCGCGCCACAAGCAGGGCGTATTGGAACGCGGCCTGCCCCCGCGCATCGTGTGCACCGACCGGGCCGCCGCGCTCGCCCAGGCCGGCGCCGGCGCGATCCCCGTGCTCGGCACCGGTAGCCTAGCGCCCTACGTGCCCGCTGCACCGGAGGGCAGCGATCCCTTGCAAACCGTCATGGCCTACGCGGTGATCGACCCGGCCGCGAGCTTTGCCGACATCAAGCCCGGCACGCTCTGTATCTACTCGGCCGATTTCACCCCCTACCGGGTGATGCACCAGGCATCAGCCAAGGACTCCCTCGGCTGGATCGGTTCCGGCTTGCACAACGCCCACTCGGAATCCTTCGCCCGGATCACCCCGCAAAACTTCGTGGGCATCGTGGGGCGGGTCTACGTCTGGCCATGACCTACACCAGCACCCAACGCCTCGCGCTGCGCGCCCTCGCCGGGCTCCTCTGGCTGGCCGTGCACGCGGTGATCCTCTGGCTCCTCCTCACGCTCGCCGGCTGCAACAACCGGCCGGCCCTCGCTACCCGCGTCGCCGATGCGCAGCACCCCGGCACCTCCACGGGCGCCGGCGCGACCTTCCAAGGCCCGGCCAACAGCGCCGCCCCCTCGACCCAGATCGCCCAGCGCCGCGCCGCCTACTACCCCGCACCCACCCGCGAATGGCCCCTCCCCACCACCGGCCTCTCTCCGTCTCCCTCGTCTCCCCCGTCTTCCGTGTCTTCCGTGTCTTCCCCCTCTTCCCCCTCTTCCCCCTCTTCCGCGCCGCCCCAGCCCGCCTGGATCGACGAGAAAACCGAGACCACCTTTGGGCAACACCAAGACGCCGCTGCCCTCGTGCAAGCCGCCACTGCCCTCGGCTCCTGGGGTAAAGCCCGGTGGGCCGGAATTTTCCTCATGCTCGCCTCCGCCTTCGGCCTCGCCTGGGCCCATAATAACCCCGAGGGCTACCCCCTCGTGTGCTGGAAGGGAGCGGCGATCGGCCTCGGCCTCGCGCTCCTCGACCCGAGCCCGTGGTGGCTCCTCCTCCTCCTCATTCCCGCCGGTTTCTATTTCGCCCAAAAGCTCAACCTCCTGCGCCTGCCTTAACATGTTCAAAGACTTTTTCAAAATCGACCTCACCGGAGTCGCTCGGGCGCTCCTCTTCATCGGCGCCCTGATCTGGGGCGTGGGCCGTTTCCAGGAGCAAATAAACCTCCTCGATGCGCGCGACGCCACCAACCAGAAGGAGGCCATCGCCTTGATTTCCGCGACGCGCAACGAGCGGATGCTCCAGGTCGAAGAACTCCGCCGCCGAGTCGAAGCCGTGGAGCGCTCGCAAGCGGCCTCCGATAAACTCCTGGGCGAAGTGCAGGCGCTGAACGCGCGCCTCTCCAATCTCGACCAGCGCCTGAGCGAACTGCGCGTTGATATGCGGCAAAGCCGCGCCGACTCACGCTGACCCACCCGCCGCCCCTCCCAGCCCGCCAGCCCACCACCCAACCACACCACTCCTATGATCGCACCCGATACCGCCACCACACCCGCCGCCGAAGATGAATCGGCCGAAGCGCTCCACTGCATCCCCACCGCCGCCCTCGCCATCGACGGCACGCCGCCCGAAGTGGGCGACGAAGTCGAATACACTGTGAAGGGCAAAGTCTCACGAGTCGAGGAGGGCGAGACCTACGTGCAGCCCACCACGATCAACGACCAGCCGGCCGCGCTCCCCACCGAGGAAAGCGCCCCGGCCGATGATGACGACATGATGGCCCTCGCCCAAAAGGCCGACGCCCAGGATCCCAGCTAAGGCCCACCGCTAGACCCCGTCCCTAATCCCATGCCCGCCTACGAATTTGAAAACGAAGAGCACGGTCTCACGCAGACCCTGCACTTTCCCGTCAACACCCGGCCCGACGAAATCGTGCTGCGCCGCCGCACCGTGCCCAGCCGCATCACCATCGGCACCGGCGCCAAACCGCTCACCATGGGCGACAAACTTGCCCAGGGCTACAAAGACCTCGAATCGCGCGGCCAGTTGAAAGACGGCCCCGCCTCGCCCACGACCAAGCAAATCAAGCAGGCCATCGCCATGCCTGACGCCTGACCATGACGCGCACCGAAATCATCGCCTATTGCGTGGCCAAGCTCGGCATCACCGACGCCGCCACCTCGACCATCGCCGGCACGTTTTTCGACGCGCGGCACGCGATGATTTGGAATGAGGAATTGTGGCGCCAGACCCGCTACCAGGAGACCGTCGCCGTCACAGCCGGCGTGCAAGACGTCACCCTCGGGGCCAACTGCGAATTTGTGACCGGCTGCCGCTGGGCCGGCGCCTACGAACTCCTGCCCCTATCCGACGCCGCCGCCCTCTCCCTCGACCCGCCCGGCTACGATGCCAGCGGCGCCGTGCTCGGCTTTGTGCCCCTCGGCAAGACCACCGCCGGCCTCGCGCAGATCCGCCTCCTGCGCACGCCCACGGAATCAAAAAGCCTCCTCGTCCTCGGCAAGCGCAAGCTCCTCGCCCTCTCCGGCAGCGACACCCCGCCGATCCCCGGCGAAGACGTGGCGCTCTGCGAATTCGTGATGGGCGACCTTTACGAGTGGCTGCGCCAGCTCAACAAAGCCGCTTACTTTTTCGAAAAAGGCGCCGCCCTCCTCGGCAAGATGAAGGAAATCGAAACCGCGCAGACGGCCGAGATCCGCCGCATCGTGCCGCAGGAGCAAGTGCTCGACGGCTACGCCGCCGGCGCCGATTCGTTCCGCCCGTTAGGCTAAACCGGCCATGTTTAACGACGCCACCGACGATCTACCGATCAGCGCCGCCGCTGTGGGGTTTCAAGGCATGGATTGCCAAGCCAATCCCCTCTTGCTTGAGCCCGGCCTGTTGGCCGATGGCAAAAATCTATGGTGCCGCGGCGATGGCAGCGTCGAAACCCGCCCCGGCCTAAAAGTGTGCACGACGTTTCTGCGCGCCTATCTCTACGCCCTGGGCGCCGCCAACCCGAACCTCGAAATCTACGCGGCCGGCTTTTACGACACACCCACCTACGAGGCGCAGATCTTCTTTTCCGCGACCCAAGCGTGGGCCGTCACCGGCAGCGGCGACGATTTGCTGGCCACCCGCATCACCGTGGGCGGCAGCCCCCCGACCATTTCCAAGCAGCAAGGCCCCTTGGTGCAACTGGTCGACCGCCTGTTCTACCTCGACAGCGTGGGCCGCATCACCTGGCTGCTCTATACGGCCGGCACGTGGACCAATGGCAACGTGACCACTTTTTCCACCGGCGGCACCATTCCCGTCATGGGCAACCTGGTGGCCCAAGGCTTCCGCCTGATCGCCATCGAGGGATTGGGCTATCGCTGCTACGCCAGCGCCATCGGCACCGCGCACAATTCGGCCGATTGGGTCAGCACCGAAAATATCCGCGTCGGCAGCGGCGAAGGCGACCCACCCCGCACCGTGCTCGCCACCCAGGGCGGATTTTTGACCGTGCTCAACGGGCGCAGCGCCTACCAAATCGGCATGGGCAGCGCCCTAGTGGCCAACTGGACCTCGGCGCAAGTGTGCCGGCATACCGGCTGCGTGGAGGGCCGCACCGCCGTCGTCATCGGCCAGGATGTTTTTTTTCTGGCGCGCTTTGGCGTCGTGAACCTCGGCGCCCTGGCCGACACCCTGAGTATCGCCCCGCAAGATACGTTGTCTTATCCGATCCAGCCCTACATTGACCGCATCAATTGGGGCGTGATCACGACCGCCTTTGCCACGACCTACGATAATTTTTACCTGATCGCCCTGCCACTCGACAACGAGACCCTCCCCACGCGCTTCTTTGCATACCACCTCAAGCTCAAGCGCTGGATGCCGCCCTGGGTCTATACCGCGCAAAGCATCACCGACTGGCCCGGCTTCGTGAGCGCGCCCACGTGGGCCGGCTTCCGCCACGCCTTTGTCACCCACTTTGCCGACAAGGCCGAGACGATTTTGGTGGATAGCTTCGGGCAATTTCTCCGCATCGATCCCACCGCCGAGACCGACCAGACCACGGCCCTGAATCTCGGCGCCGGCCAATACTACGCGAGCTACGTCACCACGCCCATCCCGGCCTACCTGCGCACCCGCAGCATGACGCACGAGCAACCCAGCACGCGCAAACAACCGTTTTTTGCCGAACTGGAATTCGTCAATAATACCGCGAGCGGCACCATCGACCTGGTGTTCCTCGCCGATGGCCGCGCCACCGTGACGACCGCCCCCGATACCAACACCGTGGGCCGCGTGACCAGCTGGACACCCACCGGCGGAGCCGAGAAAAAACGCTGCCTCCTGCGCGGCGATTGCTACGGCCGCTCCCTCGGCAGCTACCGCGAGGCCGGCCTCGAACTCTACCGCGACACCGGCCGGATGGCCGTGCGCAGTCTCATCCTCTCGGCGTTTGCCGACGCCCCATTTTTCACCGCATGAACCCGCACCGACTACTAG